GAAGCAAACTGATCCGCCGTCGCCAGCACACGCCCGTCCTGCAACATAGGTTTAATCGCTTCAATATTGTCATAACCGACAACCTGCACCTGACCGCGTTTCCCCGCAGCGCGAATCGCCGAAACGGCCCCGAGGGCCATATTGTCGTTATCCGCCAGCAGTGCTTTAATATTCGGGTATTCACTCAACATGGCCGCAGCAATCGTGTTGGCGTTATTCATTTCCCATTGACCAGACTGAACGGAAACGACCTTCATTCCTCCGGCTGACATCGCATCCTGGAACCCCAGCGTACGCTGCTGGGAGTTAGTGGAAGTGGGAATACCTTCGATAATACCGACCTCATCACCCGCTTTCAGGTGCTTAGCCAGGTAATCGCCAATATCTTTTGCGCCTTTACGGTTATTCGGCCCAACAAACGGCACGTTCAACCCTTTGTCTTTTAACACCGCTGCATCGAACTGATTGTCGATGTTAATCACCAGGATCCCGGCATCAACCGCCTTTTTCACCACCGGTACCAACGCTTTTGAATCGGACGGTGCAATGATGATGGCATCGGCTTTGGCGACAATCATCTGCTCAACAATCTGGAACCAATAGGTTGAATACTTATGCTGAACTTGGTATGACTGGTTTGCGTATCTCCCAAGAAGACGCAGATAATCCAAGTCAAACCGGTGGCTACTCATTCTTTACCGGTCACGGTATGTATGTTGGTTATAACCAAAACAACCCTAGATTCTCTGTTAATACATCCGGTGATGTCTATGCAAACACAATTAAGTTAATCAGTGGTAGAAGCTGGCAACAAATAAACGGTGCAACAACTGATTTAGCTAAGTTGCAACAAGGACAAGATTTACAGTTTTATGTCGGTTCATCTAACACATTAAACCTTTATTCTAACCAAGGTGACGTCAGTTTGGCGTCCAAAGGTGTTTGGATGGTTCAAGCTAGACAGAATGGTTATTTGTACCTAGGAAACATCAAGTATGGTTCTGGTGGGGCAAGCCTACAAATAGCATTAGATGGTGCAGTTACAGCATTGTCATCTTCTGTTAAATACAAAACCAATCTTGAATATGATCCAGAAGGCAACGCTGGAGAGAAGTTATTAACGCTTGATCCATTAAGTTGGCAAGACAAGGGTGACGATGAACAAATCAGAAACTACAAAGAAAATGGCATTGAACCAGACCATCAGATAGATATGAGCAATCGCAGATACTATGGATTACTTGCGGAAGATATGGTGAAAGCTAATCTTGATGACTTCGTCATTAAAGATGAAAAAACTGGTGAATTACACGGTATTCAATATGAAAAGATTGGTGCTGCATTAATTCCAATTATCCGTAATTTGCGCAACATGGTGTTAGAACAGAAGCTTGAAATTGAAAGGTTAAAAGAAAAATGAACAATATTCAAATGAAAAATGAGATTCCGGATGCGGACACACAGACAGTTAAATTAGTGTTTGGTGTTACTTTTGAATCTGGCACATCAATCGAGACAGGAACAATTGTTATCAGTCGTGCTGACTGGCTAAATATGACGGGTCAACAAAAGCTTGATCGTATTGCTGATGAGGTTTCAAAGAGTATGTTATCAACTAAGGTAGGAGAATAATTATGCAGCCAGATAATGAAAAAGTTATTCAAAAGTTATTGCAACAAAACGCTAATATGACACTTGTTATTGCACAATATGAAGTATTAATTGATTCATATCGTGAAAAAGAAAAAGAAGGTAAATAATGGCTAAAGGTTTAGTTTTAAATATTGATACAACTAAATCAGAGTTTCAGAACCCAATGGTTGAATTACGACAAGGGGATGGTAATTATCAATCATTGACGGTCACGGTAACTAGTAACGGCGAGCCACTTGACTTAACCGGATGGACGACTGCTTTTATGGGTACAACTGCTGGTAATCATAAAATAGTCGATGCAAACGTTCAAGTAGACAATACACAACAAGGTGTATTTACCTACACGCCAACAAAAGCTTGGGGTCAAGATATTGGCGAGTTTAGCAAAGCATACTTTAAGTTTAGTAAAGATGACGAAGCTGCGTCAGGCGCTAACTTTCGTGTTAAAGTATTTGAAGCTGTTGATTTAACAGAAGAAGAAGCAGGTAATTATATTTCTGTTGTTGATGTTATGATTGACAAAATCAAAACAGACATGGATACAAAACTCAAAGATACACAAGTAACTTTAAATGCAACTCAAAACCAAGCAACGATTGTTCAAGGTAATGTTGATGCTTTGAATACAAATGTCAATACATTAAAAGCGCAAAACAATAACATTAGAACAGCAGATAATACTTGGACCGGTAACAACATATTTCAAAATTTATTAACCGGACGTTTTGCAACCAGAATTTTAGATGTAAACGATTTGTTGTTGATCACTCAATCAATGAACAAATATTCTGGAAACTGGCTTGTTCTTAATAACCCAACACTGAATACACCACTAGGGTCGTCAAGCTATTTTACTATAACTGTTGTACAAGGAACTAATGATTCCGGATATATTATTTATCAACCTCTAGGAGATTCAGGTAGATACTATTCGTCTGTATCTGGCGGAAAATTCTTAAATTGGCATAAAATAGCAAATGATGAAACAGTTGTTCATAATTCAGGCAATGAAACAATTTTGGGTAACAAGACGTTCACATCGCCAATTACTGGACGGTTTGCAACTAGAATTTTAGATGTCAATGATTTATTGCTAGTTACTCAATCAATGAACAAATATTCTGGAAACTGGCTTGTTCTTAATAACCCAACACTGAATACACCACTAGGGTCGTCAAGCTATTTTACTATAACCATTGTGCAAGGAACTGATGATTCCGGATATATTATTTATCAACCTCTAGGAGATTCAGGTAGATACTATTCTTCTGTTTCTGGCGGAAAATTCTTAAATTGGCATAAAATAGCAAATGATGAAACAGTTGTTCACAATTCAGGAAATGAAACAATCAACGGTGTTAAGACATTTGGTAGTAATATCGTTCAACCAAAGTCAACAGCTACTGTAAACTTTCAAAATGGATTTACAACAGCTAGTGTTCCACTTATGTTAACGCGTGTTGGCAATATAGTTTCGTTAACTGGCAGAATGATTCCAAATACGAGTTTGAACAAAGATGCAATAACGACTGCATTTACAATTCCACAAGGATTCAAACCAGCTAATCAATTTGGAACAAGGCAGGCTGGTGCGTATGGATATAGTTATCTTGGCGAGTTTTATCCAGATGGACACTTTGAATTTTCAGCATATAGCAACAACGGAACGTATGTTCAGCCATCTAACAATGAAATACACGTTAATGCAACTTGGCTTACGTTTGATTAGGGAGATATTATGATAGCAACAGCACAAATTACAGATAGAAGTATGATTGATGGCGTTGATGGTTTAGAAATTGATTCAGTGACAATCATAGTTGATTTCAGAAGTGATGATAGAAACTACTTTAGTGGTCAAGTTTTGCTAACTGCGAAAGATGACGGAGTTACTTTACAATCAAAAACAGATGACTTAAAACAGAAAGCGATTGCTAAAGTAAAAGAAATTGTGGCATCATCTGATTTAGAAAATAATACGGTGGATGGAACAATGTAATGGAAGATATTTTAAAGTATTTGTTCGCCAATTTAAATGGTATGACGGAAAGCATTCTATTATTTATACTTATTTTTTATGACACGTTCTTGGGCAGCAAGTGGAGAAAAAACAAAGGTGTAGCAAGAACTTCAGACGGCGGTTTAGGTGGACTAAGAAGATCTCTACCGTTGGCTTTCTTGCCCGTGTTAATATGGGTAATCACGATTGTGATGTCTATCGCTCCTACTCACATTGGTGGTAGGGATGTTATATATTCTCCTATGCTGTTTGATTTCGTTAGTTTTGCGATAACAGTAACAGTTGCAAATTACTTATTGAAATCAATTCTAGCAAACATGAAACTAGCAGGAATGTATGTTCCTAAGTTTTTTGCAAAGTGGATAGAAGATGAGTTCCATGTAAAAATACAGTACATTAGTGAAGAGCCGAACTCGGCAGAAAAGGATAGAAA